TCCTACAACGCTTTCAACTCTGACTTTGTCTCTTAATAATGATCCCATTTGTTGAGATAACATTTGTATGTTAGCAGAATACTGCTCTACAAATGCTGTAGTTATTTGTGATGACATATTTGTCTCCATTATTATTGGTTAACTTAAAATAATCAGAAAAGTTCTCCATCAGTATTGATAGGCGTCTCTTGCATTTAAGGTCTGTTAGACCACAGTCTATTCCCAGTTGTCAGTAAGGTTCTTGCGAATTATCCTACTAATAACCCCTTACATTAATTTAAAAAAAAACACAAGGGGTTAAAATTATTTAGCTACTTAACATTGTTCTTAATGTATAAACTTGTTGTACTACCTTGTCATGATCTGGATGTCCTTTATTCCAATAAGGTCCATCTGTATTGTTAGTAATAGTAGCAATTTCAGATTCCAAATCTGTACTTTTATCTGCACTTTCGTTTTCAGATGACACTATTTTATCTTCAGACATCATAGATGCTATCTTAGCAAAACCTTTTATAAGTTCAGGATGATCTCCTACTCTCATTCCATTTTTAAGTTCAAGATCAAGTATGTCTGTGTTTAAATTAGCTTTAGCTAATGCTCCAGCTTTTTTAACATTGTTTTCAAATTCTCTACCCCACTCTTGTCTTAACTCTTGTTCAGCTTGGACTTGAGAAGTTTCAGTATCAACTTTACTTTGTTGAGCCATACCTTCCATATTATTTTTGTAAAACTCTAAAACACCTTTAGCTTGGTTATTGTTTAAACCTAACTTGTGTGCATTTTCTGCAAATTGTTTTATAGAATTTTCATCAATAGGTACAACATCTGATTTGACATCAAGTTGATATTGGTCAGCAGATTCTGGTCTGCCTAACTTATCATAAATTTCATTCCATTGATCGTCAGTTGAATTTTTATTTGGTACAGCAACTTTATCTTGTCCAATCATTTTAGTTGCATTGATGTATGACTTTGCAAGTGCATCTATCTCTGTAAACTTTTCTATGTTTGGATCTTGTCTAAACTCTTCAGAAATTGCTTCCTTCCAAGATGTAGCTACTTTTGGTTGTTCGGTTGTTGATGATATTGGTGTTGGTGTTGACGCTATTGTTGTTGGTTGTTCTGTAGTTACTGGTGTCGTTTCTACAGGCGAAGCTGGTTGCTCCGTTATCTGTTCTGATGACATATTTATTTATCCTTTTCGTTTTCATTTTGTAGCATTGCTTTTATAAATAGAAGGATGCTACGTTGACCTTCCATATATGCACTCTCATGACTATCTCCCTTAACATTGGTTGTAGTATGATGATGACATCTTTTTTCTAAATCAGACATAACTTCTTTACCTTCATTAGAACTAAATAAAAATTGATAATTTTTTTTTATGTTATCAATATATTTTGTAAAGTTTTTTTGATTATCTTTTGCTTCACCCATTATTCTATTTCAGCATTCGCAACAGCTTTAGCTTCTTCTGGTAAAGCTTTAGCAAGTGGTGCTATGTCTCCTCCAGCTTGTGCCATTTGTTGTACTTGTTGCATCTGCATTTGCTCCTGTTGTTGTTGTTGTTTCTGTTCTCTTTCTGAGTTAACTTGACTTTGTGATTTTAATAATTTTTGTGGCATACCAACAATGTCGGCAACGTGCTTAACTAAATTATCAAAATTAACATAATCAAATACAGGTGCTACATTAGCTAAACTTCCAAGGATTTCAATAGCTCTCATTATTGATTGCAGTTCTGTGGATTTCTGTGCTTTAGCTAAAGGTGAAACATATTCAATATCTATTTCCGCACCTGATAAAGATTCTGGTGCAGGAGGTAATTGATTGTTTCTTAATAGAATGTTGAACACTCTATCAATAAGTGGTTTTAATAATTCTGATTGTAATCTACCAAGGACAGGACCTAACAGTCTCATCTTCTCTTCATTTCTTTGTACAACTTCTGTTGCTGTCATTTGAGGACCATCTTGCATCATCAGTTGGTTTACATAGAACACAGCTCTAATAGCATCTCTTCTTTGTTCTTCCATGTTTAAACCTAATGGATTGTTTGCACCAATGTTTAATGGTTCAATTCTATCTCTTGTACCTGATCTATAAAAATTTAATCCGCCTGGTACAGTTCTGACTGGCAATAAAAAACCATCGTCAGGAACTAATAAAGGTGGGTCTACTTGTTTTTGTGCAGCTTTAATTGTTGTCTTAGACATTTCATTTAGCATTTTAACATCTGGTAGTGCAGTCATAGCAGGTGATCTGCCATAGATTTCATGTGAAGCTTTTAAATATCTTGGTACTACAAAAGGAAATTCTTTAAAACCAGATACTGATAATTCGTTTTTGTTTTTGTATTCCATATACACCGATTCAAATGGCATATTTTGTTTATCTTTTTTCTTAGGATCAAAATCTGATCTTGGATAAACTGCGTGTATAATTTCTATTTCTTGGTAGGGATCTTTTTTTTCTAAAGTAAGAATGTCTTGAGATACTGATTCACCAAATTTTTGTACAATAGCTCTTGCTGATAATTTAAACTTTCTATAGATGGTATCAATTCTACCTTTGTCATTTTCCGCAATGTAAACTTCATCAATGTGTCTTGTAGAAAATTTAATTAAATCATCTTTATCTTCTTCTACAAACATTGCTGCTGTACCAAACGTAATAAGGTCGTGATACAATTCAAAAATTTCTTGTTGAAAATTTGATCTGTTAAATGCTGTGTACATAACTTCCGTTGCAGCTTCTAACCAAATCTTAGCTTCTTCATCGCTGTCAGCTTCCGCTTGTTTAAATCTTAAAGTAAACCAAGGCGTAGATGGATTAGTTAACATACCATGTAATGATGCTGCTAATAATTCTAATGCTTGTAAAGGGGAACTGTCAAAAATAAGTTCCATTCTTTTATCACCACGTGATCTTTGTTTAGTTACGTCAGCTTTTCTTGGTAGCATATAGTCTGCTACTTCTTGCCAATGTGTTTCCCAGTTTTGTCTTTGTCCTGAAAGTCTATCGAAACGTGCTAATAATTTTTTTGTTAAATCTGTTGATGCCATTATGATCCTAGTAAACTTTTTTTACCTAAAGTTGTTTCTCCTTCAACTCCTGTTGAGCTAGTTAATATTGTTGAGCTTCTTCCTTTACGTTTTGTTTTTCTGCTATCGTAACCATCCATGTTAGTTGCGGTTGCTTGAGAAACTTCTACTACACTTGGTGCAACTGCTATAGGTGCAGGTGTAGGTCTAGGTGGTTTTGGTCTTGGTGCAACTACTGATGCTACTCTTGCTACTGCTCCTCCCATATTATGATCCTAACAAAGTTTTCTTTTCAATTTCTGATTCTGTTACATCACCTAATGGTCCAGTTAAGATTGTAGATGATCTGCCTTTTCTTTTTCTTTGAATAGCTGCTTGTTCACTTGCAATTCTTTCTTTCTCTTCCGCAGACACTTCTGTAGAAGGTGCAGCTGGTAAAGGTTGAACTGGTGGTAATGGCATTGAAGGCATTTTAGGTGCTAAAAAACTCATAATTATATAATCCTGTATTCATTATCTGCTATATCTTGTGGAGCAGTTTGTCCAGTTTTAATTTCTTGCAAACCAACACTCAAGTATCTCATAGCATCACAAGCATGAGATGACCAATCGTGAACAGGCTTACTTCGGAACATTCTATTTTTATCTATATACTTCCGATGGTAATGTCTTAACGCATCTATTAATTTTTTGCAATGGTCTGTGTCTATCCAACATTTAGGTAGGGTCATGGTAGTTGCGTGTATACCATCCTCTAGTGGAATTTTTGGTACTACTTTAAATCTTATACCTAATTGATAGGCAACCTCTCTTCTAGTTTTGCCATTACCAAAATCTGTAACTTCGATGTCGTGTGGTGCAAAATGATCTTTGTAAACATAATCTTTTTGTTTTAACATCTGAATGTAATGCGGTAATCCTTCGCCACGTTCTTCATGGTAGTCTATAATATTGATTGCTCTACCAATCTGTTGAAAGAATATAATAGCACTATGGTCAGCTACTCCTAAATCCCATGCGGTAGATACTGGAAGGCTAGGGTCATACGGAACTCTTGTTAATTGTTTGCCATCTTCCATCTTAGAAAGTGTGTCGTTAAAAATCGCACCCTCTATGTTTGCTATCCAATCACATTCAAATTCTTGTAGGTATTTCTTTTCACCCATTACTTCTTTTGCCTTGACCAACTCATCTTCATCTACAATCTTAGTATCACTAGCTTTAGCTTTATAGTTAAACCAATCATCTGCACCTTGTGCGTGT